TTGCGGCTGTATTTTTTAGTAACCTTTTTAATAGGTTCATTTTCATATTTCCTTACTCCTTTTTAGATTCATCTAAATGTATAGACACTTCTTGATAAGATTTGTTCATTTTATTTTTTTTTATTTTTTGAACATATGTCCAATCATTTAGCATAAAGTCCTCTATTACTATTATAGGGTAATGTTCGTTAATATACAATTTTATTTTTTGCCTATATTGTTCTCTATCTCCAATTTGACATATTGGTGATGTACCCCAATTAGGATCATATACCCATAAATTATTTTTATATTCAAAAACACAAATTGCATGCCCAAGCATATTTTCTTTATCATCTTTATAATAAAATGTAAATCCATATACAGTATTCCATATTTCACTATTCGTAGTTAAAAGAAGATTACATTGAGATGCATAAATCATTGAATCAATAAAACAAGAGTTTGGAAGATTTGTTATATTACTATGCTTTTTAAGTTCAAAACCAATTTTTAAACAAGCGATCCAGGATACGATTAAAGCGAGCCCAACAGATAATGTTTTTGTTTTCCAATTCCAGAGTTTATTTTTTTTCTTTTGTTTCATTCAATCTATAACTGACTTCAAAAGTTTTATTCTTTTTATTTAAAATTTTAAAAGCTGCTTCAGATTCTTTCTTAATATCTTCATCACTTATAATCCAAAATTTACAAATTGCTTCTGGTTCAATTGATCCTTGTATCAATTCACATCTTGGAGCATTTCCTTCAAGATAATAAAATGCACAATTTTCACAATCTATTCCTTTATTTTTAAATGGATTTTCAGCAGCACTAGCATAATGAACCCCATTAGATCCAAATCCTCGATCAAAATAACCATAAGTATTTAAATTAACAATGATTTTTAAATAGAGATCTTTTTGTCTTTCAGTTAATTTAGGGAAAATGAGTCCTTCATTATTCATTTATACTATTTACACCATATTCATAATTATCAGAATCCTCGCTAATCCACTTCGGGCTATTTTCTACACTCCAAATATGGGTATTTACTTTGCGTTCTATTAAGTTTTGATCAGGTTTTGTTATAAAACTAGGATCATATACTCTTATACGATTATTAGGTTGAATAGCATAATTACCATTATCTAATTGTATTACATGTCCACATTTATGTTGATCTGGATGCTCACTAAAACCGAAATTTAATTCATTATAATCACTATGTGCCCAATCTAAAGTAAATAAATATGTACCAAAAAATTCCTCTTTATTCCTAGATAAGAATTTAATTTTTTTATTTTTTAAAACATAAAATGTAGTTACTGCGATATGATAACTAAAACTATCCCATAGTTCTAATTCATGTAAATCTTGTTCTTTTATATCTGGCTGTTTGCAAAAAGCACTTATAGGAGCATGCCACCAAATCCCTCCGTCTTCCATCAAAAAATTAAAAAGTGGAACTTGTCCAGGAATACTTGTAATACCAAAAACCAAGCAAGGAAAAAATTTATCATGACTATCTTTTTGATTCCGTAGATAATTTCCTCGAACATAACATTCTATTGGCGGTATGTTAGTATTTAAAAAACTCATTAATATTCCTATTTTAGATTACACTGTGTAATAATTTATGTAAGTATAATGTCTAAAAAGCATAAACAAAAAGAAGATAAGTCAGTACCAGTTCCTCAAAGAGATAAAATTGAAGGTTTCTTAACTATTCGTGAATTACAATGGACAGAGAATCAAAAGAAGTTTATTCAATTATTACAAGATAAAAATACTAAGATGGTTTTCTGCAAAGGTCCAGCAGGAACAGCTAAAAGTTTACTTAGCGTATATGCAGCTTTAAATGCTATTAATAGTAAAAAAATTGGTGAAATATTTTATGTTCGTAATCCAGTAGAAAGTTCATCTCATAATTTAGGGTTTCTTAAAGGCGATCTTCACAGCAAATTAGATCCTTATCTTCAACCCTTAATGGATAAACTATACGAACTACTTCCAAAAAATCAAGTAGAAATGTTATTAAAGCAAGAACGTGTTAAAGGATTACCAGTAGGATTTCTTCGTGGTTTGAGTATTAATGGTAGTTATATTATATGTGACGAAGCTCAAAATTTAAGTGTTCATGACTTATTATTAATTACCACAAGAATGGGTAGATTCAGTAAATTGATACTAATAGGAGATATTCGTCAAGCAGATATTAAAAATAGTGGTTTTGAAAAAATATACAATTTATTTGATGATAAAAAAAGCGCAGATAAAGGTATTGTTACATTTAAATTTGGCAGAGAAGATATCATGAGAAATGATATTTTAGCTTATATTATCGAAAAATTCGAAGAACTTAAGTAATAATCTTTTGATTTTTATCAATATATATAGTATAATATATATTATGTTAAAGATATATTGTCAAGACTGTGGATCTCCAACATCGTATACAACTCTAAAACCTAAATTCTGTAGTTCGTGCGGTAAATCATTTGATAAAACTATTGTAGTTAATCCCGTGCAGATGCAAAAACCGACATTTACAAAACCTCAAAATGCTCAAAAACAAGTTAAATCAAATATAGATGATGATTACGATTATGATGATAATGAAGATACTGATAATATTAATTATGTTCCAAATATAAATAAAATTGATATTGAAATAAGCGAAGTAAGACCTACTAAAATTAAAATGGGAGATATAATTTCAAATCTTCCAGAAGAAACTTTTTCTAGTATCGAAAATATTAAACCTAGTAAAACAAAAAAAAGCAAACCTGCACCAAAGAAAAATAAACAAAAAAATTCAGAATTTTTAAATCAATTTAAAGCCGAAGCTGGAACACTTAGGCCATCTTATAGAAAAAATAGGAAAGAAATAGATGGCTAAGAAAACAAAGTTTGAAGATAGAATTGACGAAATAAACACTGAAATTTTAAAAAGAAAAAATAAGTGGAATTTAACAGCTATTGCTTGGATGGATTTTGCAGATGTATCTCAAATTTTAAGATTTCATATTTATAGAAAATGGCATTTATATAATCAATTAAAACCATTAGCTCCTTGGGTAAATCGTATTATAAGCAATCAAATTAAGAACTTAATACGAAATAATTATAGTAACTATACTAGACCTTGTCTTAAATGTTCCGCAGCAGAAGCAGATGATGGTTGTGCAATTTATCAAAAACAATGTGCGAATTGCCCTCTCTACGCAAACTGGGCAAAAAGCAAAAAGAACGCCCATGATACTAAATTAACTTTAAGTTTAGAAAATCATGTTCAAGAAATACACGAAATTCCCAATGAAAATTTTAATATCGAACAAAGTGTTACAAATACTCATAAGAAAATGGAACAAGTTCTTAAACCTATAGAATGGAAAGTATATACTTATCTTTATATAGAAAACAAAAACGAAGAACAGACGGCTAAATTGATGGGTTATAAGACTACAGAAAAAAATAGAATGGCAGGATATAAACAAATTAAAAATATTAAAAAAGCAATCATAACAAAAGTAAAAAAACATTTATACAATGGAGATATCGATATATCATGAGTGAAGATATTCCAATTCTAACAGAAGAACAACAATTAAAACTATTAAATGAATGGAATAATCGTAGCGATAATCCACCATCATTAGTAGAATTAGTTCAATTAGCTTTTGGAAGAGATGATTTAGATGGTAGAAGTAAAGAGGGTAAGGCTGTTAAAAATTTTTTAGCTAGTAGGCAAATTAAACCTAAAAAGAGTCATGAATATCAAGCCAAAGGTCTTCTTGAATTATCAATAGAACAAAAAGAATATATCAGTAATAATTGTCATACGATGACTGGGCTTGAAATGTCAAAGATACTATTTAAAAATGAATCCTTAACTAATTTATGTCAAGAAACTAGAAGTGTTTTAGAGTATATGAAGAATATTCCTAGTAATATAAAATTTAATAATACAGAAAATGAAAACGCAGCAACAGAAGGGTACAAACCACCTCGTAGCGAAGAAAGAATGATAGTTAAAATTAATAAATATGTTTTAGATGGTATTGATAAAAACAAACTTACTCACAAACATAAAAAAGAAATTAACTCACTTATTAGCTACATGAACACTCATAGATTTATTCATCAAATGAATATTTACGATAATGAAGCGGATAGAGAACTTTTTGAAAGTAGTTTTGTTAGATATACTTATGATAAAGGTGATCTTTCTCAAGAAGAAGTAGATCAATATATTGTGCTTTGTACAGAAGTTGTTATATCTTCTAATATTCAACAAACAATTAATGTACTACAACATCAAATTGAACTCTCAATGCAAGAAGATGGAAAAATACCAATGGCTCTTGTCGAAGCTAGTAGTACAGCCAGAAAAGAATATAATGATTGTGTAAATCGTCAACAAAAATTAAATAACGATCTTAAAGTAAAACGTAGTGATAAATTAAGTAAACAAGTAAAAGAAACTGCATCAGTTATAAATCTTGTTCAGATGTGGAAAGAAGAAGAAAGTAGAGCTAAACTTTTAAAGATGGCTGAAGTAAGAAAGAAAACTATTGAAAAAGAGATAGATAGATTATCTACAATGGAAGAAATAAAATGCAAGATACTAGGAATCTCTAGAGATGAGATTTTAAATGGATGAGCGTAATATGCAAAGTAGATGGTAAAGAGTTTAAAGATGAAAAAAGTCTTCATCTTGCACTTAGAGGATATGGTTTAAATAAAGAAAAATACTATCATACTTATTTTCCTAAAAAAGATTTATTAACTGGCGACGTTATATTATTTAAGACAAAAGAACAATATTTAAATAGTGATTTTAACGATAAGAATAATATGAAGAAATGGCTTAAACAACAGCCATTACAAGAAGCTCAAGACTACTGCAAGAATCTTTTGATCAAAAGAAAAAATGAAAAGAATCTAATATATTCTCCGACACAAATAGAACTTAGAACAATAATGAGTCCGTCTATTATTTCTTATAATCAAATATTTGAAGACTACTATCAATTATGTTCTGAAATAGGATTAGAAAATAAATATATTCATCCAAATATAATAACCGATCAATTTGAAAATAAATTATCTTTACAAGATACCATTTACGTAGATACAAGAGAACAAAATTGGCTCAAGTTTAATATACCATTTGAAATTAAAACTTTATCCTTTGGCGATTACGCTTGCAGTAATGATAATTGTGGGTGCTACATAGAAAGAAAAAGCCTAAGTGATTTTATTAGTACTTTAAGTGCAGGAAACTTTGATAGATTCAAAAATGAGATAGATAAGTCCCGCAAAAACAACTGCAATCTTATTGTTATTATAGAAGAAAAACTACCTAACGCTTTAAGCTTCCAATATCTTCCTCATATTAGTAAAAAAATTAAAGCTACTCCAGAGTATATCTTTCATAATGTTAGATCTCTTATACAAGAGCATAGTAATCTACAATTTTTATTCGTAGACGGTAGAGAAGAGATGAAAAGAGCAATTGAATCTATATTTGCAAGTAAATGTTTTTATAGCAAAGTAGATCTTCAATTAGCTTATGATATGGAATTGTTATGATATATTGTCCAGATAAATATATTAGAGAAGTTAAAGATGTTAATGCTGAATTAGCAGAACTCAAAGGCTATCTTAATGATAAAGAAGCTAAAATTAGTTTAGCAAAATTTCTTAGAGCAAATCTTGGGTTTACTACAGAACTTATTAGTGGAGTAAAGCTAGCTCCTTATCAAGAGATACATCTTAAAGCTTTAATGAATAGAAATTTTAACATGTGCGTATTTGGTCGTGGTTGTGGTAAATCATTTATAGCTGCGGTATTTTGTTTTCTTCAATGTGTATTTGAACCAAATACTAAAATTCTTATAGCTGGGCCAACATTTAGAACTGCTAGATTCATTTTTAATAATTTAGAAAAAATAGTCGAAAGTTCTGGAGCAGAGTTATTAGCTCAATGTTTTGGAGCAAAAGCAAAGCGTAATGATCAATTTGAATGGCAAATTAATGGTGGAAGTATAGTGGCTATTCCTCTAAATGGAGAAAAGATTCGAGGATTTCGAGCAAACATTCTTGTGCTTGACGAGTTTCTTTTGCTTCCAGAAGAAATTATTAAAAACGTATTAATGCCTTTCTTAGTAGCTCCACAAAACATTAAAGAGAGAATGGAAATACGAGAATTTGAAGATAAATTAATTGAAGAAGGGTTAATGAAAGAAGAAGATAGAATGGTATTTGAAAATACAAGTAAAATGGTAGCATTATCTTCTGCTAGTTATACTTTTGAAAACCTTTATAAAACATATTCTGAATGGTGCACAAAAATTTTAGAAAAAGAACAAGGTGAGGCGAAATATTTTGTAAGTCAATTAAGCTATGAAGCTTTGCCAGAAGAAATGATCGATAAAACAATTATTGAAGAAGCTCAAGCTGGTGGATCAAGTCATAGTAGTTTTCTTCGAGAATATTGCGCTCGATTTACGGATGGTAGTGATAGTTATTTTAATGCAAAAAAGATGGAAGAATGCACTTTGAAATTAGGAGAAAAACAGCACACTCTTTTAAAAGGAGAGTCTGGTAAAAAATACATATTAGGAGTCGATCCAAATATGAGTGATAGTCCGAATGCAGATTATTTTGCTATGGCAGTATTAGAAATAGACGAAGAGACTAAAACTTCAACTTTGGTACACACTTATGCTGGACTAGGTAATTTAAAAAATCACGTTGCATATTTTCATTATATTATGACTCATTTTAATATTGTATTTATTATTCTTGATAATGCTGGCTCGGACGTATTTTTATCTAGTTGCAATGAGTCCGAATTATTTAAAAAAGATAAATTAAATATAAAATTATTGGATTTTAATTCAGATTTAGAGGGTCTAGATTACGATTTAATGATACGAGATATTAGAAATAAATATAATTTACAAGATGGTAGAATAGCTATCAATCAAGTATTTACTAGCAATTTTATTAGAAAAGGAAACGAATATCTTCAAGCATGTATTGATTATAAGAAAATTTGGTTTGCTTCAAATACTGGTGGTAACGAAGACTTCTTTAATAAAGTCATGAATAGTAATGCTAATTTAACTTTAATCCGCACAGAAGATAAAAAAGACTGGACTACATTAGATTTTATAGAAAATCAAGATGACTTTATATATCAAACAAAGAAACAATGCGCTTTAGTTGAATATACATCTACTAGCCGTGGTAATCAAAACTTTGATTTACCTCAACATTTAAAAAGAAGTGCTTCTGCAAATAAGGCTAGAAAAGATAATTATTCAGCTTTAATGCTTGCAAATTGGGGATATAAATGCTACAATGACATTATGTCTCAACCAGAAATATTAGAAATTCCAACTTTTTCGCCTATAATGATTACATAAAGTGTAATATTTTATGAAAATGTCTAAAAAACAACAAAATAAATCAAAAAAAGCCAAAGATATTGAACCATTAATGGTTTCAGAAGCAAGCTCAAAATCTTATGAAGCCAAGGCTTCAGATGATACTAGATCAAGAAGAAATTTAGCTGGAAATATCACAAGAACAGAAAGATATAAAAATATTGATGATGGTTTAATTCCATTCAAATACTCTACTGGTATCAAAGGTAGTTCAAATATTAACATTAGAGACGCAGTTATTCTTTGTCAAAAATGCTATTATAATTTTGCCATTTTTCGTAATACAATTGACTTAATGACCGAATTTAGTTCTAGTAATATTTATTTTCAAGGCGGAAGTCAAAAATCAAGAGATTTCTTTTCTGCATTATTTAAGAAAATAAATATATCCGATCTACAAGATAAGTTTTTTAGAGAGTATTATCGTTCTGGGAATGTATTTCTTTATAGATTTGATACTCAAATTCAAGACTCAGATTTAAATAAAATCACTCAAACATTTGGTTTAGCAAGCAAAGCTTCTGTTAGTTTACCAGCTAGATACATAGTTTTAAATCCAGCAGATATTCAAATTGGTGGAAGTATTAATTTTTCAGTTGGTAGATACTACAAAATATTAAGTGATTACGAATTAGAGAGATTAAAGAATCCAAAAACAGATGAAGATAAAGAAGTATTTAATAGCTTACCAAAAGAAACTCAAAATTTAATAATGCAAAAAGGCATAGGAATATTAAGTATTCCTCTAGAAAGAGATAAAATCGCAGCCGTATTCTACAAGAAGCAAGACTATGAGCCATTTGCTGTTCCTATGGGTTTTCCAGTATTAGAAGATATTAATTGGAAAGCAGAAATGAAAAAAATGGATATGGCCATTACAAGAACCATGCAACAAGCTGTTCTTTTAATCACAATGGGAGATACTCCTGATAATGGTGGTATTAATCAAAAGAATCTTGAAGCTATGAGAAGTCTTTTCGAAAATCAAAGTATTGGTAGAGTTCTTATTGCAGATTATACAACTAAAGCTCAATTTGTTATTCCAGAAATTGGTAATCTTATTGGTCCAGAAAAATATGAAGTTGTAGATAGAGATATTCAAATTGGGTTAAATAATATTCTTATTGGTAGTGAAAAATTTGCTAATACAAGTATCAAAGTCCAAGTATTCATGGAAAGATTAAAGCAAGCTCGTCAAACTTTTATTACTGAATTTTTAGTTCCAGAAATCCGCAGAATAAGCAAAGACCTTGGTTTTAAAAATTATCCAGAACCAGTTTTTGAAGACATCGACCTTAAAGACGATGTCCAATATTCAAGAATTTTCAATAGACTTATGGAGCTTGGAATCTTAACTCCAGAAGAAGGATTAAAAGCTATTGAAACAGGTAGACTTCCGACCAATGAAGAATCGCTTGAGTCACAACAAAAATATAAAGATCTAAGAGATCAAGGATTTTATCAACCATTAATTGGTGGAGCTCAAGGTGGTGGAGCAGGTAGACCATCTGGGTCAACTGGAATTCCTCAAAGTACAAAAAATGTTAAACCAATTGGTCAAGGCAAACAGTCAAAAGCTTCTATTGAAGAAAAATATAGCGTATTAAAAATTAAAGAAAATCTTTCTAAAGCTCAAAAATTAGAAGAAGAAGTTAGTGCAAAATTAAGAGAAATGCATAATATTAAAAAAATGAGCAATCAACAAAAAGAAATAGCAGAACAAATTTCTCATATTATTATTGCTAATGAAAATCCAGAAAATTGGAATGATAAAATATCAGATTATATTTCTAATCCAGTAGACTCAAATGAAGATGCAATAAAAGAAATTCAAGAGATTGCTTATAATCACCAACTCGATAGTTATATTTCAAGTATATTGAGACACAGTAAAGTTTAAATTTAAATTAATTTAAAATTTTATCTGTAAGATTCTATATACAAACCATTCAAACAAAACTCTAATGTATTAGGGTTAATTGCTGGAGACCATAAACTTGCTTGCGGAGACATCATATTTCCTAGCGCTGGCAGATTAGTTGTGGCATAGTATCCAGTACTATAAGTAACTCCACTATTAGCTATATTTGCATGAAAGCCTACTCCACTTTCTGGTAAGGCATACATACTAAATTCAATAAAATTGCCACTTTTAGTTGTGCAATTATAATTTGATCCAAGTGTTATTTTTGAAACATTAGCACTTCCGCCGCTATTATGCATAAAAAACCAGTTATTATCTCCACTATCATAACCAATCCCGATTAAATCTGTTACAGTTCTTGAACTAGGTTGATTAGATGCCACATAAGAACTAAGAAGACTTGAGAGACCAACGAATCCTCTGGTTTTTCCACTTATAGTAGTATCTATATCACCAATACCAAATCTACCTTTAAAATAAAATCCACCAAATCCACTTCCTCCGCGCATCCATGATAACGAGGTAGCTTCTCTTAATCCAACTGAACTAAGTGATCCAGGAGTAGGCACATTATATGCAAATCTTTTTGTAGCACTAAAAAAACTAGTTCCATCAATATTTCTAGCAGTTAATGTCCCTGCATCAGATATAGTTCCAAAACCAAAACTATCGTATGTTGTAACTCCATTTTTTGGATAAAGATAATTTATGTTTTGTTTATCTATAAAGCTTGGTTGATATGCAAAATTAATTCCAGAATATTCGCTTTGAGATAAAATTGGGCGAGTTGAATTTGCTCTAATATGTAACAAAGCTTCACCAGTAGCACCGCTAGTTAAAATAACTGGAGAATTACTAAATCTGATATAATTACCGCTTAAAAGATTTAAATTACCGCTTACAAGATTTAATCCAGATTCACTTATTCTTACTATAGTTTTATCTTGAGTTGTTCCTCCAGCATGAAATTCTAGTGCAGTATTAGGTGTTCTTGTCCCAATATCTAAATTTCCACCATCTATAAATAAATAACCATCATAGCCACTTCCATTAGTATATGCAGCATTACTATATCCAGAATTATTAATTCCTAGATTGATAAAGTTACTATTGTCTGTGCCATTATTGGCTGTGACAACTAAATCAGCGCTAGCATCAGTTCCAGTTGCGCGATTTTGAATATTAAGCTGCATGTAATTATTTCCACTACCAACTACTGATAGAGGATTATTGAATAACGTAGTAGTTATAAAACCTGATCCATCTGAAAATGTTCCAGAACCAAGACCACTGAAATAACCAGTTACTATAGCGTCTGATTTAACTCTTAAATTATTTAAAAATCCTGTTCCCCAATTTAAAGCAGAGCTTCCAAGGTTTACTGCATTATTTGTAGACGGAGTTATATCCGATGCGGATCTTGCTGTGAATGTAACGGTGTCAGATGTAGCATCTCCTAAAGTTGTATTCCCATTTACATTTAAATTACCTGTTAATGTACTATTCGCAGCGATTTGTAAAGTGTTGATGTATGCAGTTCCCCAATTTAAAGCGGAACTTCCAAGGTTTCTTGCGTTATTTGTAGACGGAGTTATATCGGAAGCAGATCTTGCTGTGAATGTGACGGTATCAGATGTAGCGTCTCCTAAAGTAGTATTTCCTTGGACTGATAAATCTCCTGTTAAGGTACTATTCGCAGCGATTTGTAAAGTGTTGATGTATGCAGTTCCCCAATTTAAAGCGGAACTTCCAAGGTTTCTTGCGTTATTTGTAGATGGCTCTAAATTTGTATTAGATCTTGCATTAAAAGAAATTGTATCAGATGTAGAATCTCCTAATATAGTATTGCCATCAACATTGAAATTTAATACTACTCCTAAATTATCATCTGTTCTTAAAGTATCAGTACCAGAACGATAAAGAACCGTATCATGGCCGATTGTCATTCCTACGTTTGCAGCAGTATTATTTAAGTGAAGGGTATTCTTACCGCTATTCGCAGTGGTTGAAAATAAACTATCGGTTTGTAAAACGCCTAAACCAGAACGGAAT